GAAGAATTCCAACTAAACCCAAGAGTAGCAAATTGTCCGGTAGTACTTCCGTTATAATTTACATTTAACCCCGAACCAACAGTATTAAGTGCAGTTCTGTTTGTGGTGAATATATCAACTTTATTGCCCGGACTTGTCGTACCAATCCCCACGCTTGTACCATTATCAAATATCTGTGAGTTACCTATAGCAGTAGATGAAGTGAATTTTGATACATAGTTGGTAGTACCGCTACCCGTAACCGTTCCACCTCCACCACTACCAACTTTCTGCCATGTCCTCTTATACTTCACATACAGCGAACTATCAGCAGGTCTAATCAGTATCTGTGAACTATCGGCACTCACTCCGGCAGCAGTATCTTTTGTCGGAATACCGATACCATTCACATAACGTACTTTGCTACCTGTTTGCTGCCATTGGGCGGATGCACCAATGGATAGAAGTATTGCACAGATTGTTAAAAACTTTCTCATATTATTGAACTAAAATTATAATTTTCTCACCTGCAAAGAAAGGCACTCCCGAATCAACGGTCAGCGTACCACTACCCACAGTCCACACTACACCCGTTCCGGGCGATCCGCTATACGCAATCGTTTCAAACGATGTACCACCCCGTGAGCCGTATATCATTGTTTTACCTGCCCCACCCGGTATAGCTATCGAAGTCTCCCCACCACCGGCAGTATATTGCAGCACCTGTGTAGTTGTACCTTGTATAACGATGCCCGTTGGCGTTACGGTGGTTCCTGCTAAACTATACACCCCTGTACCTTGATAACTTACCTGATACGTTGCGATGTCCTTATTTGCGCCCGTAATGGTAAAGGATTGCAGCCATGCCAAACCCGATACTATCACTAATCCCCCTGCCGTGCCATTGTCAATAACGAACTTCAGCGATACCAACTCCCGATTTAGCTGGCTATTGAGCATAAACAGGTAGGAATAATCATCTAATACAACAAGGCCATCCGCTTGTATTGACCAAGAAGCCACATCGGGCCGGGATTCTCTGAACCAAGCACTACTGATATTCGTAGTTTCCATCGCATCCACCTCCACCGAAAAGGTGCAAGTCCTTGCACACGCAATGATATTGTCTGTCATTGCTATCGAATTGTACCTGTAAAGGTTGAGTTTTTGTCCGGTTACTGGTGTCATCTTTTATCGTTTCGAGTGTACGTTTCGGAAATTGAGAATGTAAGTACCGCATTTGCTATCTGTAACCCGATGCCGTTAATTGTGTTATTCACATAATCAATCGTACAAGCACCTAACACAAACCTTGCCCCACTTATGCTTATCTTTCCCGAAGGATCACTCACTGCAAAGTTATTAACTAAACCTATAACATAATTATCCGACTGATTGAATAACCCGTATTGACTAAATTGAATGTTAACCTGTGGCTTACTGACTATGTTATAAGCCTGTGATAATAAAAGATTCGCTAATGTGTTGTAAGTAGTTGCCGGTGTCCCATACCTATAAAAGTTAACAAGTGCTACGTTACCGGATGTAAGTAATGATTGAGATTGTGTACGGGATGCGCCAATAAATCCATCTTGATAGTTATTCCCTAACTTAACATCTATTTGCTTTTTATAGGGGTTTGAGTTTATTACGTTCTTTATTGTTCTACTTGAATAAAGTGATTGCAATGTCATTATACAATTAGCAACAAAGACCTCCGTAAATGCTCCCGTTACATTACCACCCCCGTTAAACCTAATATAAAGAGTTCCATCAGCAGGAGCCGGCACGCTTTCTATTGATATAGCCTGTGGGTCAGTTGTCAGAGTTCCTTCAAGCCTGTATGGACTATCGTTATTGCTTGGGTTGTATAACCATTTAGCATCTTCCCCTATCTTTTTTGTGTACCTCCATGCGTTACCACTACCTACATCAATGTATATCTGTAAGTTCATCCATCCCGGACTGCCACCACCTGTTAAAGCAGCAAAGTCAAAAGATAAAATAACCTTATCCGATTGGTCAATAAGTACCCCTGTAGATGTTATCTGTGTCGGGTCGGTACCAGGTGATACTACATTACCTGTTAACTGCAACCCTGTAATATTGCGGTATGTTTGCCTTTCTATTTTACCTATTGCTGATTCAAGTGTATAAGTCCAGTTATCGGGTATTCCGGTTATAGCCGGCATGCCGTATGGCGTTAATTTACTGAAATCGCCATTTATCAATTTATTAAAGCAGTAGCTTAATTCACCCGTAACCTCCACCTGTGGGAATCCCTTTGTCAGTATCTTAACTTGACTATTTTCAACAAAGTAAAATGGAGTTACAGAATCGTTGATATAAGGCTGAATGGTGTAATTTATAGACTTGTTAAATGTGGTATCGGGGTCAGTATCTTGATTGGTTTGAAATACCCGAATAGTATCGGATGCCCTTTCATTTACGGAAGTTATCCACCATTCCCCACCCGACTGAAATATTTGCGCACCAAAAGCAGTACAAATAATTTCCAATATCTCATAGCAATTTATATATGAACTTACCCCCGATTGCCAGTTGCATTGTGTAACGTACATCTGTCGCAGGGCATTGTTGGCTTCAGTTAACTGCGATGTGTAGTAATTGACTGCAAAATTAACTTTATATCCCCCTGGATAAAGAAGGTAAGTTAGGCAGTTGTTTATGGTTTTAACAATACTTTCAGTACTTGTAAGCAGCGGAGCACCGGGTAGGTAGTTAACGGATTTTAACAAGGCAATGGCATCCACGCAAAGAATATCTACGATAGTTCTACCAGTTGTAAAAGGTAGAGTAATGTTATCCATTAAGATAAATCCCTGCCATATAAAATAAGCCGTTCCTTGCGCATAAAACCGCACATGATACTTTCTGTCATCTGTAGAAAGAAAGTCCGGCCACGGGCCTGTAAATTCGGTAAAATCGGCTCTTATTGTAAATGTGGTCGGGAGTACCGGCTGAAATGGGTCATCACCCGAAGCAAGGCAATTTAATACAAAAGGATTCACGGATGCCCCTATAGGATAAACCGTTCCCCCTGTGTAACCTTTCTCCCATATTTCAGCCGTGAAAGTTAACCCCGACTTGCCAATGGCTTGTAAAGTATATTTCTTCCCGTATGCAGGGGGTACTACTGCTGGTGGTATTTCAACAGGATCGCTTCCGGTACAAGTATCACCTTCGGTTGCGGTACTGAAATTAGGTGGAGGGGTCGGTATGCCGCCTATAAGAATGTGTGCCGTATAATCCCGGTCAACATCCATACAATACCCTGTATCAAAGTTTAACCTTGCAGTATTGTAACCCACTTCCACATCATCGCCACCGCAATCGACAAATGTGTAATATACAAAGCCATCATCGGAAGCATCCAAATCGGCCTGTATTACATCAATAACTAATCTTTTACATGGCATAGGTTATGCGCTTAATGCTCTAAATGTATTCGTTCTACTTTGTGAAAGCCATATATCGTTACCTCTCACTACACCCTCCACCACCACCCTGCTATTGCCTCCACCCATCTGCGATGCTGATGCGATTATTGACCGCATTTGGTCGGGTCGTACGATGTGTTCTGTGCCGTGTAGCATTACAGGATAACCGGACTTCGGGCCGCTAACGGTACCACCTTCGGAGAAGCCGAGAAGTTTGCCGAGAAGTGAAAGGAACCCACCGCCTTTCTTACCACCACCACCACCGGCAAAACCCATAGCACCGGCAACCGCTTGCCCTGCTTTTGCACCTGTACTCAACGGTGCCGTTAATACAGACATAATACCTTGAAAGATTGCCGCCTTCGCTGATGCCATTGCAATGTCAACCGCTAATCGCTTGAACATATCACCCAATGCAGTACCAATGCTTTGACCATTAATCATAGCATTGAACATATTGGTAATGGATTGCGTCAGGTAGTTTGCCGTGTCTGCTGCGAATGCTTCATCCTTCTTCAACTTTACCATATTTAAAGCCATTGCTTGTTCTGCAAGAACCTTGTTTAATGTATTGTTGGAGTTAATTGTAAGTTGAAGATTGGTTAGGTCTTTTTGTTGGGGAAGGTTGATGCCTCCGGTAGATACCGTTGCAGTATCTTTCCCGGCCATATTTGCTCTTAACTTAGTTATAGCCGATTGCTCTACCAATAACCTGTTATAGTATTCAAGTTCTTTTTGTGCTTTTACATAAGCATTTTTTTCTGCTTCGGTAACTTCTACTGCTTTTGTTTTTTTTGTAGTATTTGTATCTACATTATCTGCATTATCCTCATATGTTTGAGATAATGAGTTCATTTCTGTAGTTAATACTTTGATTGCAGCAGTTTTGTCTTTTGTTCGTGCAATAAAACCTGCTTCAGCTAAATTTAATTTTTCTTGAACAGTTAAAATTTGCCCTA